TACTCCCGGTACCGCTACCGCCTCTGCTGACATCATTGTCCGCAAGGGCTCTGGTGTGGCTGCTGGTGGTAACCGTGAGCTTACTGGTCTTGCCGCTATCATTAGCGACTCCGGTACCCTCTACAACATCGACCCCTCGACTGAGCCTGAGTGGAAAGCTTCCGTTAACGCTAACGGTGGAACCGCACGCGCTTTGTCGGAGAGCCTGATGATTAAGATGGCAGATGACATCCGTGTTAAGGGTGGTTCGACCTCCCTTATCCTGCAGTCGCTCGGTGTTCGCCGTGCGTACTTCAACCTTCTTTCGCAGTTGCGTCAGACGGTTAACACGCAGGAATTCACTGGTGGGTTCTCTGGCCTCGCGTTCACTACTGACCGTGGAGAAATCCCTGTCGTAGCTGACCCCGACGCACCGATTGGTAAGCAGTGGTTTGTGAACGAAGATGCGCTCACTTATTACCGTGACGAAGACTGGCACTTCATCGACAAAGATGGTTCGATGTGGAAGCAAGTTCGTGACGCCAGTGGTGATTACGACGCATACTACGCTCGCATGGTTGAGTACCACGAGCTTGGTACTGACCGTCGTAACAGCCACGGTCTGATCTCGGACATCACCGAAGCCTAAAGCTTCGCATAAAGAACGTCCTGGCCCTATAATGGGGTCAGGGCGTTCTTTATTTTTAGGAGAAATAATGGAAAACAAACTTGTTTTTTACCAAGCAGCCTCAGAACTTCCTGAAGGCCTCAGCCTTGCAGACTATGAGCACCGCTTTTATTCTGACAACGCAGGTAAGGAGATTCTGTCGGCAGACATTACTACTCCTACCAACGGTCAAGCACTTGTGTACGAATCTAGTTCCAGCACTTGGGTTAACGGTGATGCCGGTATCCCCGCTGATGGGGTGACTTGGGGTACTTTAGCTGGCGAATAAGCTAAACTAGCCCCATGACTATTACACTAGGACAATCCCCACAAGTATGGAACTCTGATCTTGGAGAGTTCATCAGCGAAGACCATGTGCACATGGCCCAGATTTTGCAGGACCTGAAGCCCACATATTCGCTGGTTTACATCCCTGAAAAGAACCGTACCGACCCAGAGGAAAAGAAAAAGCCTTGGGCTATCCTCGATAAGCCGGACAATATGCCAGAATATATCGTGCGTTTCCTGTCGCCTGAAGACATGAAACAGCCACACAAAATTATTGCTTGGTTGTTTGATGGCGACACAGTACGACACGGCACCGAAAACGTTTTGCGCCGCATCGAATCTGAAGAAAACGCCAAAAAATTAATGGAAGCAAAAAAGCAAGAAGACGAAATAGAAGATAGAATCGAACATATCGAATTTTTGGCTTCCGGTGGGCGCGACAAGAAGCACACAATGTCCCACAACGGAAAGAAGTTTGAGCGATGAACTACAGTAACCCCACTAAAACTGTTGGTCAAATTTACGACTACGTAAAACGTGCTTTCGGTGACGAATCTGGTGTGCAACTAACCAACGACGACATTGTTCGTTGGATTAACGACGCACAAAACGAAATTGCGGAAGCCGCCGGGGTTATTCCATCTGTAGCAACTATTTCTATTACTGCGGGTACGTACACGTATAGCCTTGCGGGGGTTACTCCGTTGATTAATGATGTGGCTAGTTTGTCTTTGAATGGTCGCAGGATTGGTAACATCAATATTGCTCAGGCTGAGGAGAGTATTTCTTTGGCTGATCCTGAGTTTACGGAAACGGGTGCCCCACAGTTTTGGTACACGTGGGCTGGGGATATTACGTTGTGGCCTAAACCGGATAAAGATTATACGATGACGATTCGTTATTTTGCGAAGCCTACTGATGTGACGACTACTGCTACGGATGTGTTGTCGGTTCCTGACGATTGTTTTACTGATGTTGTGAATTATGTTTTGATGCGGGCTTATGAGATGGATGAGAACCCGGAGATGATGGCTGCGAAGCAGGCTGAGTTTGCTAACAGTATTGCGGAACGCGGGCAGAGTGAAATGTTGGGTCAAACTATGACCTACGAAAAAGGCACCGTTTACGAGCTTATTTAGGGGAAGCTATGCCAGGAGCGCCTATACAGGTAGGGCCTTTTATTGGCGGCCTTAATACTTTCAGCGACCCTACTTCTATTGCTGATAACGAACTTACTGTTTGTGAAAATTTTGAGTTGGATCTTGATGGTTCTTTGAAATCGCGCCCACCTATTGAAGATTTGGGTGTTGATTTTCCTTTGGACGCGACAGGCAATATTAATATTTTGGGTTACTATTACACGGCTTCGGGTACCTCGTATTTGCTGGCAAGTGACGGTAAAAACTCTACATATTATTTTGACGGCAACACGTGGACTCTTATTACTAGTACTTTTTCTGGTGCTGCAATGGTGCAGTATGACGACCAGGCTTGGATTACGGCCTCTGTGGGTAGTTTGACGCCTGGTGGTTATTGGGACCCTAGCGGTGGTTTTGTTGCAGATAACAACATGCCTTTGGGAGAGTCCATTGTGACGTTTAAGGGGCGTTTGTGGATTTCTGAGGGTAAGGACAGCACAAACCAGGGTACTCGGCTGTACCGATCTCGGACACTTGCGGATCCTTCTTTGTGGCAGGCAACTAACGATTTTGTGGATATTGGTACCGGGGATGGGCAGAACATTGTTCAGCTTTCCGTGTACTTTAATACTTTGCTTATTTTTCGGGTGAACTCTATTTATGGTTTGCAATATACTTCGGACCCGGCGGCTGCTGTTGTTTCTTTGGTTGTTCCTAATGTGGGTTTGAACTCTAAGGAAGCTCTTGACCAGTTTGAGAGCGAAATTTATTTTATGCACGAGGACAAAGCTTACGAGTTTACAAATAATCGTGCTTCGCAAATTAACGTAAAAGTTCCTTTTCGCGCAAATACTACGTCAGGTATTTATTTGCCGTTTGCTGTGTCGGAGTTTAACCGAAGACTTATTTTTAGTTTTTACGACACAACGTATGTTTATAGTTTGCGAACTAGGACTTGGACTACGTGGAAGTCTACTGAGTTTGGGGCTGTCGGCAAGGTTGTGCGCCGCGAGTCAGGTAACGAAGAAGTACCTGTTGCAATAACACATAGTTCTGCAGCTGTTGCTTCGGGAGGGTCGCGTATAACACCTACTTTGTTCATTACGGATGCTGTGGGTACGGCGACGGAGGACATGGAATGTGTTGTCGAAACTAAAAACTTTAATTACCAGGCAAGTTCTATTTACAAGCGTTTGTTTTGGTGGGGCTTGGACGCAACATTCCGAGGCAACGTTGAGGGTACTGCTTACCCTGTAACATATTCGTTTGCTGTGCCGTGGCAGGATCTTTATGACGGCGGTGATTGGGGTTCTTTGCGTGACTTTACGTGGGGCCAACCGCAAACTGAGGCACCTTCGACACAAACAGATATTAGTGTGTCGGGTAACTCTCTAACGAGAACGTTTATCAAGTTTTTGAAGTCTTTACGGTTTAGGCAAATTTATTTTCGTGTAAAGTTTCAAACAGACGGATCTACTTCTACCGCACCTGTTAGACTGTTTTCATTGATGACGTATGTTAATCCCAAGCAAACTGTTTCTAAGGAAATTTCGTAATGAACCAAGTCAGGCTTCAGTTTAGTCAACCCGCTCAAGGCGGTGGTGGTTTCAACCCGTATGCTGCTGGAAAGAAGCATTATGGGAGTGGACGTCCTATGCCAACTGTTGGTAAGGTTACTGATAGGGCGGGTTACACAATGCGGGACAACAAAGCTGCTGCACGAAAAGATGCTTTGATGAGGAGAATTGGATAATGTACCGAGATAAGTCAACTATGGGCAATCGTTTGGCCCCTCAGAAGAATGAAAACATGTCTGATGAGGAGATGAAAAGGAAGGCTCGTGAACGTGCGATGATGAACCGTTTGTCGTCTATGCCCGGTAAGGCATCTTCTTAGGAGTTATTATGCCAATTGGACCCAATGGAGAACGTTTGCCGTATCCCGGCGATGAAGATTATGGCGAGCCTCCGGGACGCCGTAAAACTCGTTTTGGCGGCAATATTCCTTCTCCTCAGCAGATGACTCCTGAGCAGGCTCGGATACGGGCTTTGATGGAGCAGCTTCAAATGGGTGGGTTTTCTGGTGAGCCCCCTATGCAGACTCGTACTCCGCAGGGGCCCAGGGTTTCGGATATTCCTAACATGACGCCTGAGCAGATTGCTCCTTACAATAAACCTGCTGATGACCTTAGTGATGCGGTGTTTGGCGGTAGTAATCCTTTTGACATGCTTATGCGGTATTTGCAGGGTGGTCGCTAATGGCTAGGTTTTATGAGAACCCGATGAACCAGCAT